ATCCGTATACGAGTATGCAACAGACCACCCATCAGGAGGGTCAGCCAGCGATACAGACGCAGAAACAGGCACCTCTCCGTAATTCCCGTTGTTCGCCAGCGTATTACACCAGAACGTAAACGACCCTGGTTTTACCCCTGACAGAGACATGTTAGGATTCCTCAATGCCCCCAGAAATATACCAGACGTCCACGTGTCACCCAGCCTGAACTCGTACACCTCCACGTCGGGATCGGAAACCCTATCGCTGTACAGGTTCACTGTGTTCTGATTGACAATTACTTGCAAGGCATCCAGGGACGAGGGCTTCTCCGTCTTCCCTTCAACCGTCCATGAGAGCCTGTACGCATCGTCCTCACTCTGCTTCACTCCCCATATATTCACTACCCGCAACCTGATATCGTATACATCCCCCTCTTGCACAGGATCGATGTTGAAGTCAGTATTCACATCATACAAGTACTTCCACGTACTCCCGTCCAGTATCCACACCTCCACGTGGTCATACCAGGGATATCCATCAGGCTGATCAAACGATATCTTCAGCCGTGTGAACGTCCTCAAACGATAGTAGTACTGCTCCTCCTCGATAGTAGCATTACTCACCCCTGGTGGAGGGTCAGTCGGGTCAGGCAGGCTACATGTGTACGTGTCTTCAGGGTTAACATTGTACTCCTGGTCATACAGGTCTTCGTCTTCATACTCAAGCACGAGGTCAACCAGATTATCGCTCCTGATAGCAGACTCTACCACCCGCATAGTCTGATCCTCCAAGCCCAGCGACTCCGTTGTCAGACTTACCAGGTCGCCTACGTCTAACTGAGAGCAATCTCCCCTGAATGTCCCCGACACCTTCCTGTTCAGCTGTCCCCTTTCAAGAATATACAGCCCGATCAGAGATGCCTGCTGTCTGTCTGTTACCCCTGCCAAAGTAATGTTCTTGATATTCCCCTGGCTCTCTCCTACTATCACCGAATCAGATGTATACCCCTTATCCCTGTCTATGAAGGAAACCTTAACGCCGTCCAACGTCTCAGCCATCCCAGGCTGTGTCATCCTGATAAGAGCCTTACCACTCTCATCTTGTACTATGTGGCTATCCGTCAGGTTCATGGCAATAGACTCGCTGGCCAAGTCCTTGTACCGCAAGTAATACTTATCGTTCCACCAGTACAGCTCTCCATGAAACGGCAGTAACATCTGTGCAATCGCATCATACGCAGACAGGTTATATAGAGACATATTCAACTCAATACCATTCGTGTCGCAGTAATTCGCTACCGTTGCCCATGACGTCGTGTCTATCCTTGAAACGTCTATCCCCAGACCGTACTCATCGTCAGTCATGTAATCATACAGTGCCAGCACTGGATTCGTAGAATACGCAGTGCTCTCATCCCTGAAATCATAGAGCTTCCTCCCCTTCAGCACAACAGTCCTTATAGGCACTCCCATCCACACATCACGATCGTAAATCAAGTGCCATACGATATACGTGGTGTTCCTCAAGGGATCTGTCCATGCAGGATCTACAGCACTGAGATGCGAATCCACCGTCTGACTGTCTGAGCCAGAGTGAAAAAAGTATTCATACTTGTCAGACGGATATAGATACGCCTGCTTGTCTCCGAAGAACACCAGGTCGTGCCCATCATCGTCCTGGGCAATACCTTCGCATTCACCTTCCGCTAGCACCTGGACAAGCCAGAGATCTCTATCTCCCGCATCTCCAGCAGTGGCTATATAGACATCGTTTCCGCCTACCTTCCTCTGCCCGTAGATAACCTTCAAGGACGTCTGAGACGACCGTGTATTAACCTTCTCTCCGCCAGAGAGACCCGCATTCAGAGGATTACTATCAGAGACATCGCTAGACGACGACAGGAGATTAGCCACCTCATACGAGGCTACTGTACCGCCCACTATCCAGAGACCAGCTCCCCACCAGGTAGCAGCACCAAGAGCTTCATAAAAAGATATCGCACTTATTACAGCAGCCGTTGTAGCAGGCATTATAACACTCTCCAGACCTTACGTATTTCGTACCCCTGCAAAGGAGCAAGGGCTACCACTGTATCCAGCACCACTAGAACACTGCTGTTCCCTGCAAGTATCCCTGGAAACTGTCCTCTCTCAGACTTCAGCCACAACACGTCTCCCGTTTCTATTGCACTGACCTTCTTCTCTTCCAGGATATCATCAAGCAGAGACTGAAACAGCAACATCGCTCTCCCAGGATGCTTGATATACAAGAAATCATACTGCGTCGTAGAATACCCCGCATACTCAGCAGGAAACTCTACTCCCTGAGCCTCTAGGTACTCCCTGATAAGAGACAGGCAATCATACCCATCAGGAGAACACAGCTTGTACGGCTTTCCTATAACCTTCCTTGAAAACTCAAATATAGTCATGACGACATCCACGCTCTCACAAACTCAGACCACTTCTTGCCCCACCAAACTTCCTTCAGCTCCAGGTCAGGCAGGAATCTGAACCCACCGAAATTGGCAGTATTTCCAAGAGCCTGACATCGGGCATAACTCCTATCGCACCACGTCTCACTGCCTGAATACTTGCACCGAGACCCCTTAAATTTCTTCCACCTGCATGACGGCGTCTGTCTCGCCGTTGTTATCAAGTCCCACGCAAACTCAGTAGAGATAGTCATGGAGACCTGCTCCTCGTCCAGCTCCCACGAGTCTATACTCCCCTTGAACACAGTTATCTTGCTGTTGGCTAGCGGCTGATTGTCATCGCCCACAAGAACCAAAGATATCTCGCACTCATTGCCCTGCACCGTCTCACCCACGAGGTATGAAGAAAAGACCTGATTAGTATTGTCCACCCTGAGCTTGATAGAGTCCAGAATGTTCCCAGCCCCGTATGATGCACTGCCTACCTCAAAGCTCAACGGTTCGTACCGTATAGAGTCGTATACTATCGGGACATCGCAAGTCGTGTAATATATGTCTCCAGAGGACATCTGCAACCGCAGCAGGTAGAACGGCTTGAAGCTCTCCGCCCTCAGCTGTTCTAGTGCAGAAGAATCTATCGGCCTCATGTATTCAGTAACCCCTGTAGCTTTACGCCGGCAGAAACCAGCCGAGCATAGAACGTCTGAAAGTCAAGCATATCCTCGGCAAACCTGCATCTGACCTTGAGATAGCCCGTAAAGTCCATGGTAATCCTCGCCCCATCATCAGGAGCAGTGGCAAATGATATCAGATCCGCTCCGTCTTCACCGCCGTTGACTGTATAAAGGGTCTTTTCTAGCTGGACATCGTCGTAATATACCGTATTGTCTGCTTGGTTGTATGTAGAGTATAGATAGATTCCTCCTTGTGTTGTACCAATAGGAAATGTCGCAGTAACAGTTAAAAGCTGCCAATCCCCATTTCCCTCAGCATATACAGAGTGATCCACGCCATGCGTCGCATCATGCAAGTTTATATTCCCATAATTTCCTACATCCGCCCAGAACCATACAGACAAAGTATATGTTCCAGCAGTTACATCAAAGTTTTGGTACAAACAAGCGTAGTCAGCATGCGTTCCATCCTGCACCATCTTGCAAGAGTAACTTCCTCCATGGGCCTCCTCCGTTACATACGTTCTTGCTGCATAATCAGAACTACAATTATATGACCACCCCGTCTCATCTCCCGTCTCAAACCCAGGGTTAGTCAGAGTAATATACTCCGATTCAGGCTGTGTAACTCCATCAACATATACTGTTACCCCTGTAGCAGACTTGCATGGAGCATTAAATACTTTCGTGCTTCCATCTCCAGTACCTACATACTCGCCTGTATACGTCCCCGATGTCGGATAGAAAAAATTAAACGCCTCGTATCTCCCCCGTCTCTGCGTATAGAAATCCCACAGCGTCTTCGCCTGCGATACACTGATAGCCTGATATTTCAAGGAAAACGCACGCCTAGGATATAACCACTTCGCCCTTCTCTGCTCCTCGCCCAGATCATTCAGCCTAGTTACAAGCGTCTTGTACTGTATCGTCTCTTCCAGTGGATTAGTATACGGCACACTGCCTATGTCAGGAAACACCGCCATTAGACTACCCTCCTGATACTGTTACGCAACCCTAGATTACCCTGGTTCAACGCCTCCATCACAGGAGCAACTATCGCCCCAGGATTCCTCTTAGCGAGGTCAGCAAAACTGCTAGCATCAACAGCGTTAATAGTTATATTCACCACCGAGCCAGCCCCTGACTGCAGTCCCCTTACACCAGGGACAACAGTCTCGGGACCATTCTCTCCAAAAGTATACGTCTGCCCGCTCGCCCCAATACCGAAGACAGGCTCAGGAATAATACCGCCTGCTGCACGCTTCTTAGTCCCAGCCTTCTTCGCTCCAAAGAAATCGACGAATGTAGCCACTGCCTTGTCAACCAATCCACCGCCTTTCATCTCTTTCCCAAACAGCTTCTGCGTCATGAACTGCCCCATTACATCAGCCAACGCTCTCTCAAAGCTATTAAGGAACGCCGTTGCATAGTCGCCCAAATCCTTGAACTTACCCTTCATCGCATCGAAGAAGAGGTCGCTAAAGTTCTGCTGCATAGCCTCAGCCGTCCGCTCCGTCAGGGCCACCATAGCGTCCAGAGTCTTCCGAGTATCCACTATCAGGGCCATCTCGCTGGCCTTTCTCTGACTGCTTACCAGCTCAAGACTCCGCTCTAACTGATCAAGCGGTCCCATCTGCCCCTGCAACCCCAGCTTAGTCCCTGCCATCATAGCAGCCACGTTAGGCAGCCCATACGTCCTGCCCAGAACAGGTTCCGCAGGCATACCCAGGTTGCCAGGAAACGTCTTGTTCCCCCACGCTATACCGCCAGGGTGAACCGTTATAGCTATCCTTGGAGGAGCTTTCTTCGTTCGATCTTCTTCTATAGCTCTAAGTTCTTTTCGAACCTCTGCTAGTTCTTCTCTTAATTTCGGGAGTTTTTTCAAGCCACGCTGACCGAGCCAACGCCACAAAAAACCATCTTTATCTTTTGCATGCTCTTCTATTCTGGCAATCTGCATCTCTAGAGACGCTGCTCGCATTTCAAGAGGTGTAGCCGCCCATTTCTTTCGCCTCTCTTTCACTATATCATCAAATTCTCGCACAATCTTGGTAAGTATACTTACTCCTTCAGTTGCTGTGGGCAAAAGGATATCCCCCAAGGAAGAAGCCAAGTCCTCCGTTGCAGCTTTCAGGTTCTTTAGAGTGTTAGCATAACTATCTGAGGAACGAGCTACATCACCTATGGCAGCTTGAGAACCTTGGACTATAAGGGCATAAGCAGCTTGAGCTTTCTGTGCGGCTGTCAATTCTTTTTTCGTGTTAGCTAGTCCCATCGCCAGGGCCTTTTCCTGAACCGCAGCCACATTTAGCACCACCCCATATTTCTTCATAGTCTCGTAATTCCCGACCAAAGCAGATTGAATATCTGCCATAACCTGGGCAGTGGGCAAATTGTTGAATGATCCTAAGTCAGCTGAGAGCTTGGTGATCTCAAACGCTAACTTGCCAGCCGCATCCGCTGCCATGCCCATCGGCACAAGCAAATCTTGCATAGATGATAGGTATTGCTTAGCCTCACGTTCAGACATCAAATAACTCTTTCGAAGAGTTTCAGCCCATTGCTCAGCAAGCGGAGTTCGCCCCCTAAACACCACATTGAACTTGTTGGTAACCTCTTCTAAGTTTGATGCCGCAGAAATAGCAGTAGATACAAACTTTGTTATTGTGTATGCGGAAAACGCCCCAGCTATCGCTCCACCTAACCGCTTGAAGCTCGATGCCATCCTCGATACAGCCGTACTCGTCTGTCTCTCAACAGACTTCAAATCTCGCTTGTACTTAGCATCCCTGAGAAGCATCTCAACCCATGCTTCACCCAGCCTCACGACTCACCTCCTGAAACGCCCACTTCACTTTCTTCAAGCACTCTTTCTTTTTCTTTACGCCAAGAGCATCCATCACCCTGCATACCGCTCCTAAGTCCAATCCGATAACCTTTCCCATCGCAGACACCCTAACCTGATCGCCTACCATCAAGTATACCTCCAAGGCTTCCTGATTCTCTGCCTTCAACCTCGGAAGGCATGTCCCACAAGGAGGATCCTCTCCACGCCTTTCGTATATTCTTCTGCACACATCGCATGGAGGCCTCTTCCTCAACGCCTGGAGGTACTCGACTAGTTTTTTATTTCGTCCTCTAGCCTGTTAGCCTCGTCTCTGTTCAGCTGATCAATGAACCGCCCTACGACAGCCGAAAACTCAGGACTCTGCCTCATCAGTATCTGCTTGTTCTCCGAAGTACACGGCACAGGGCTACCATCAACGTCCTCGATTCCTTCCCAATCCACGATGCAATAGTCCCAGAGTAACTCGCTGTACTTCTCTTCATCCCTCTCGGTGTATTCAATCCGCTGCAGATTCCCCAGCCGATCTTCCTTGTACTCCACCCGCTTCTTCTCCACCTGCTTCAGGATCTCCCTTAAAGGCCCCTCAGCTAGAGGCCTGATCTTAATCATTCCTCCACCAGGCAAATCAAAACTCACAGCCGGGTTAGGGTCTTGCAGATTAACCTTCATAACACCCCCTCAGCTTATGTCGCTACTGTATATGTTAGCTCGCCGTTTCCCTGAAAATTGAAAGTGATCTTCTCTATGTCCGTATGCACCACATTAACGCTAATACTAGAAACGATGATATTCCCGCTATATTTCGCAGTGGATCCCCTGTCTGGATAAAACTCAACGTCCGTCAGCTCAGGAGCAGGACTAGACGCTATCAACGCATCGTGAAGAGCCTTCTGAGAAGTATCAGAAAGATCTAAATACCCCTCCATCGTCCCTGTCCACCCAGCAGTCCCAAAGCTGTACGTCTTCCACTCATCTCCGAACGCCGTTGTCTCTGCCATGTCTCCAGCAACGTCTATAGTCCATGATGTCATCTCCCCGACATCCGTGCTGTTCTTCTTTATTATCGCCTTTTTCCCATGTATTACAGCCATTCTCTTATACCTCCTGACTTTTCCTTATTCTGATATTATCACCCTGTACTGAACCTGTATCATCCATACCCTAGGCGAATCATCCGTGCGATCCACCGACACCAGCTCCCTCGTCATACCCACAAACGAGTACCCATCAACATCCAGCTCGCAGTCGTCATACACATCCACCAGGGCATCGTATATATCCATCGCCTCGCCCACCGATGAGTCATCCGAGAAGATATCAAACTGAATCAGCACATCTTCCTTGTCCTGTAACCCAAACACCTTACTGGTCGTATCAGATATTATAGTATACCTCATGTAGGGCAAGGCTGTATTCTGTGGAGCCTCGTCAAAATACAAGCCTGTAACCAAGCCACTCAACCCTGCACTATCAGTGTACCTGGAATATATCGCCTGTAGTAGAGCCCTCATCTCAGATCCCTTTCAGCTATATCCCTTAGCTTTCCCATGGCCCTCAGCCTAACAGCCTCCAACGCAGGCCTCAAGAACGGATGTGCTCGTGCTCTTCTCGTTCCGAACTCTACCATGTGGGCATAAAACACAGGACCTTTCCCTTTCTTATGCCCAGCTACAACCTGTACGCCCTTACCATCCCTGACCATCCGCACACTTATACTCCGCTTCAACGCTCCAGTGCCAACAGGACATA